CTCAGTCTTTGCTCTCTCAGTACTTACTAAGGAGTGCGGTTATCCGACGTCGGAAAACCTGACTTCGGCTGTGGATAAGTACCCCACCTTTTCCACATAGTTATCCACAGGCTGGGGTCGGTCGAAGACGACGGTGTAAGTCGACCATTGGCCTCGACTGTTCTGCTTCTTGACGCGGCGGATGTACCCGGCGCGCTCGAGCTGTTGGAGTGCGGCCCGCACCGAGTGGATGCCTTCGGGTGATTGGGACGCGAGGTAGGCGGCGGTGGTGCGCCAATGGTCAGGTTTGGACAGCAGGTAGACGAGGATGCCTCGGGCTTTCCAGGTCAACTGTTTGTCCTCGATTAGTTCGTTGTGGACGACGGTGTAGTTCTGATGAGGTCGGGCGGCGCGGATGATCATCGGTAATCAACAAACCCTTCAGCCATGAATCTGTCGAGGTCGCTGACTTCTTCAGTTGATCCGTCTACGAATGTGAGAACACCTCGTCCTCCACCGTGATTCTCGATCTGGATCACGTCAACGATGAATTCTGTGCCCGACATGTGAGTCAAACAGATTGGCTTGGAATAACGAATCTTTGTGCTCATAGTTCGCCCTGTTCCATGCGGCGCATACGGTCACCGAACGAAGCCAGCCGAGCGCGTAGCCGTTCGTTCTCAACCTGAAGGTCGTGGATGCGTTCGCGGAGCGTCATGATCTCCGTCGTGGCCAGGTCGATCGTCCTGGTTGATTCTTGGATTTGGCGGATGAGGGCTTCAGCGTCCCAGGTCATTCGGGCTCCTTTGTAGTCGGTCTTTGATGTAGTCGATGTCGCGTGGCCGCCACACGTACGCTTCGGCTCCGGCGGTCTTGAGTTCGGCGAAAATCACGCCGCGTTCGGGGTGGACCAGCACCAGGTCAGGGAAGCCGATGTCTCCGGCCTGGGCGGTGCGCCACCCTCCTCGAGCGTTCTGTGCTGGAAGTGGGTGAAACACTTTCCAGCCGTTCCACTTGGCGAGTTCGATGATCGCGGCCTGGAATTGGCGTTCGTTGATCTTGAACACCGGGTTCGTGTTACGCGGCATGAGCGAGTTCCTTGAGTGATCGCATTGGGCGCAATTTGGTGGGGTTGTATTCGTAGACGTTGGTGTTCAGCCATTCGCGTTCTTCGCCGAATTCGATGATGTTGCCCAATGTTTCCCAGCCGACGAGGAACACGCGGTCGTCGGTGAATACGCCGTCTATCCAGCCGAGCAGGTATGGCGTAGAGGGTGGCCATTTGCGGTCTTTGTCTCGAGCTCGTAGCGGGCCTCGGCCGACGGCGAAACGGGCTTCGATGTTTGGGTGAAGGTCGTGGAGGTGTGGGTCGTGGTGGCCGTTGTTGCGGCCGGTCCATTCGACCTCGAGGTAGTGGGCGGCGGCGATCTCGACCATTGCGGCGCCGACGTGGTACATGAGTTCGGCGCGTTTGTGGCGTGGGTTGTTGGTTCGATGGTTGTTGACGGTCGACAGGTGTTGGCGCGCTATGCCTTCAATCCAGGCGGCGTCGAATTGGGTTTCGTCCAGTTTGACGGTGATCATCAGAACGGGTCCTCGGTCGGGTTGATTGCGCCGGTCTTCAGTTTGTCGATCAGTTCGCTGGCTTCGCGTTTGGTGGCTGGGCGGGCGGTTGAGCCAAGCGCCTTCAACATTCGGAGCTGCTTGTCCGAGGGTGGTTCGGCGGATGAGCGGGGCGTCATGGTGGTGGGCCGGTCGTCGTATTGGCGGGCTTCGACCTCGTTGCGGCTGGCGATGCTCGAGGTGAGGCCGATGCCCATGTAGCCGAGGGCGCGGCCGAGCGCGGAGGTGAAGCCGTTCATGAGTTCGGAGTCGCGGGTGTACGGCGTTTTGCCTGGGATGGGTTCGGATGCGGTGGCGACGGCCGGGTGGGCGTCGGATGGGTCGCGGTAGACGCGGACTTCACAGACGACGATGGTTTGGTCGCCGATCTGTTCGATGCGATAGCCCATTTCTTGAACGCGGAGGTCGGGCCAGCGTTCGAGGGCGAGTTTTAGTCGGGTTGGGACGTCGACGTAGTTGTCGAGGTTCATGGTTGCTCCTGTAGTCGGGCCAGGTTTGGCAGGTAGATCCGTTTGAAGCATGGCCAGCACCAGCAGGCCCAGGCCGATGGTTCCCAACGGACGATTTGGTCGGCCTCAAGTTGCGTGTAGCAACCGGCGCAATAACCCGATTGGGGTTTGCCGATTATCGACGGTTCGTGAGGCACGAGCGTGTGTTTACCACACGCGTGTGGCTGGGTGGTGAATCACCCGCCGCTGTAGGTGGTCCAGGGCAGGAAGCCGTCGCCGTTGCGCTCGACGCTGTACCAGTAGATCGCCAGGGCGGCGCGCACGTTGGTGCGTGGGTCGAACAGTTGGTCGTGGTTGGCGGCGATGCCTTTGTCGGCCAGCCAGTTCGGCGGGTTCGACTGCTCGGATGACCAGAAGCGGTTGATCTGGAACAGGCCATGATCGGGGCCGGAGTCGGCGTCGGGCTGGCATCTCGATTCGCGCCACATGATGTACAGCGCGGTCTCCAAGAGCTCTTTGTCGCGGGGCCATGCTTCCTCGAGCATGAGCGGGAGCCATTCTTGGGGTCGTCGTGGTGCTCGTCGTGGTGGTGGTGGCTTGGGTAGTGGTGGTGACGGTGGGTGGTGTGGGCGCCAGGGTCACGATTGACGTCTGTGGGGCCGTAGGAGGGCCGATTGGGGTTGGTTCGCTATCTGGGCCCATCCAGGCGATAGCGACGGCCAGAGCGCAAATAGCGCCAATGGCAAGACGGAACGGGGACATGGGTTACCTCCTGGGACGGTCGGGTCGTCTGAAGTGGGGACGGTTTACCGACTCGGCAGGGGCCGGGTCAAGGCTTCGATTTGGGGCCGATGATCGGTTGGACGGGTTGGCCCTGCTTGGCGGCGATTCCGTTGCCGATCGCATAGCCGACGATCGCGGTGATAACGGGCAGACCGGCGTCCTGGTCGATTGCGTCAACGGCGATCAGGATGGTCAGGCAGACCAGGCTGACGAGGGCGATGAATGCTTTGCTGGGGTTGGCGATGTTCATGTGAGGGCCTTCTCGAGGGCCGCGCTCATAGCGGCGGCGTCATGGGCAAGTTCGGGTGATAATTCGATGTGGATCCAACGGCCGCCGGGAGCTCCGGCGATCGTCCTACGGTCGTAGACCTTCCAGGCGGCGCGATCGCAACGCCATGCGCGGCCCCAGGGCTTCGGCCAGTAGTCGGCGACCATCTCGACGCCGAGCAGGTCGGCGTGGGTGACGAGCCAGTCGATGACGGGTTCGATGTCTTTGCGGAGTTTGTAGCCGATGTCGACGGCGCGGCCGGTTTGGTGGACGGATGGTTGGCCGGGTTTGCCTCGAGCGTCACGTTTGACGTAGGTGCCGAGGTGTTGAAGTTTGTCGGCGTTCAAGAACAGGATGAGGTCGCGGAGCGCGACGGTGCCCGGTAGGGCGGCGCGGCTGTTGCCGTTGAATCCTGTGTACGGGCGGGTCACGATTCGTCGGAGTGGTACTTGGCGACGATCAGTTCGGCCCATTGGCGGGCGCCTTCGTGGTCGCCCCAGGGGCCAGGTCGGTCGATGACGGTGCCGTCGCGGTCGAGTTCGACGATGTTGTCGTCGTAGACGCGGGCGGTGTAGCGGCCTGCTGTGTAGGTGTGGGTAACGATCATGTTGCTCCTATCGGATCGCTGGGACGCCGGACGAATGGCAGACAGCCAAAAAGTAGGTGAACGGAACAGCACCGCGATCTGTCCAGGTTGTGCCGTCCGTAGTTGACTGAATCTTCGACCCGGCCATAATCATGAAGCCGGTCGAGTCGGACGCGGCCCCGTAGACCTGTTCGCTGGTGTCGGCTGGCGTTCGGTCAGTCCATGTCGTGCCGTTTGTCGAGGATGCGAAGTCGCACGTCGGCGTTACGGCGGTTTGGTTGCCGAAGACGACAGCGGACGTGTTTGAGGTAAACGGCGAATACGAGTAAGCGCCTGCCGCGGCAGTGAACGGGCAAGAACGAGCCGTCCAGGTTGTGCCGTCCGTAGACGACGCGAGACAACCTGTGGTGCCGCCGTCCTGACCAGCGACCCAAATAGAATTGGCCTTGAAGTAGTGAATTCCGTTCTGACGTAAGCCGGTGAGTGTCGATGTTCGGCTTGTCCAAGTTGAGGTCGGGTCAGGTGCGGTCACCATCGTTGATAATCCACCAGCGACGAACAGGCTGTTGCCATAACCGACCGCGACAAGGTCGTTTGCCGTTCCGCTGGTGCGTTGCGTCCAAGTAATGCCGTCAGTCGACGTGGCGATCTTGCCGCTTTGTCCGACGGCCGTCCACACGCCGTTACCGAACGCGACGCCGTAAATGGTCGTGGTTCCGAACGACGAGGTGCGTTGCGTCCAGGTGATGCCGTCAGGCGAAGTGGCAAGTTTGCCAACATCGCCGACCGCAACGTAAAGGCTGGTGCCGTTGGATTCGACGCCGAAGATGTTGTCGCTTCCGAACGACGACGTCCTCGTTGTCCACGACGAGGCGGTTGTCGAGTCAGACGTGGCCAATTGGCCAGTAACAGATACGCCGACCCAGCGGTAAGGGAACGCTTCCCCGGACGCGGACGCGGCTTTGGCGGCGAGAATCATGCGACCGTATTACCGAAGAACACCCACTCGGTCGCCGCGACCTTCAGCAGGCCCGCCACCGAATACTGGCCGTTCATCTTCAACTTCGAGCCCTGGGAACGAATCGTGTCCGTCGAAGTGACCGAGACCTGACCGGCGCCGCCCTGATACAGCAGGATCTGGGTGCCGACCGGGAACGCAACCGCGCCGCCACCAGTGTTCGGTGGGACGGTCAACGTGATCGCGGCGGCGTTCGTCAGGCTGATGACCTTCGCCACGTCAGACAGGACGAGCGTGTAGGATGTGCCGGTTTGGGCGTTGAACACGCCGAACGCAATGTCGTTGACGCCTTCGGTGATCGAGTTGACGTTGGCGGCGGTCAAGACCTGACCGTCGGCGTAGGCCTCTGAGAGCGGGTAGGTAGCCATTGGGTTCCTTTACAGGGTGTTGGTTCCGAGAATACCGAATTCGTTGGAGCCGAGGATGAACGCGGTGGAGAGTGGGTAGGCGGTGGTGAGGCGGGTGGTCCACCTGTCGGGCGTGATGTCGTGGTTGACGCCGTTGACGGTGACGCGGACGGTGAAGCCGGTTCCGGCGGCCATTGTGCGGTTGACGATGATTGGGTCGCCGATGTCGAGGCCGAGTCCGGCGGGCACCCGGTTGGACACGCTGGACAGGTCCAGGGTGATCGAGTCGACGCGGAGGCGCGGGTCTTTGCGGTAGGCGAGGATTTGGGTGGCTCGAGCCAACGCCAACGCGTTCGTGCGCATCATGAGGCCCGACCGCGAGTAGGAGCGGAGAAAGTAGTCGTTGATGGAGGTGGCGTCGGAGACTGTTTCGGCGGTGCCGGACAGGCGGGTCAAGGTGACCTGGTTAGCGAGTTCGGTTTCGTCGAGGTTGATGTCGAGGTTTTGGTAGGCGATGTCGGTGCCGTCGTCGTTGAATTCGGTGGCGGTTTGGGTGGCGCGTTGGGACAAGGTGACGCGGGACAGGTAGGTGGCGTAGCCGTCGCCGTCGACGAAGAACGCGCCGAGGTCGGACTGTTCGATGGTTTGAATGGCGTCCAGCGCGGACCGTTGATCGCCGGGGTCGTTCTCGAGCTCGGTGTCGCCGGTGTCGATCGCCCGTAGTTCGGTGGGCCAGCCGATTTGGTCGAGGATTTGGTTGATGCGGGTTCCGGGCAGGTCGCCGGTGTTGGCGCCGGTGACGGTGGTGATGTTGGACAGTTGAAGGAGTCGGAACGCGTCGATCGTGACGATGGTGACGATTGCGTAGTCGGCTGACTGGTCGGCCCATTCCCAATCCCACGACTGGATGAAGCCGGTGTAAAGCGGGTAGGTGACGGCCGAGTAGGTGGTGTGGATTTTGACTTGCCGCATCGGCAGGATTTGGCCGTAGTACGGGCTGGAATGGTTGTCGGGGTTCCAGTCGCCGGTGAAGTCCTGGAACTGGATGACGGCTGTTCCTGGCGTATATTCCTCGAACATTCGGTCGCGGCCGCGTCTGATTGAGATGCGTTGAACCAGGTTGGAGATGTCGACGATGTCGACGGTGGCGGTACCGAGCACGTTTTCGCCGAGGATGCCGTCTTCGCCGTCGCCCAACACGAACACGTCGGCGAACGCGGCGCCGGTTCCAAGTCGAATTTCGACGACGGGTTGGCAGGGGAGCGTCATGTGTTCGAGTAGACGAGGTTGTAGCCGGACCGTTGCGCGTCTACGAGGCCTTTACGGACGGATTCGACGAGGTCGCGTTCGCTGGTGACGGACCCGGCGACGTTGACGGTCACGTTGGTGGCTTGTGCGGAACGGGTGGAGCTGCCGAGGTTGACGGGTTCGAATGCGCCGCCGCCAAGATCGCGGAACCGGCCGAACGGGGTGTCGACGATGTTGCCGACGGTTCCGGCTGGTGGGGCGCCTTGTTCGCGGCCGCCGGAACCTACTTCAGGGGCTCGGACGCGGGCGGTGATTGTGACGCGACGGTCGCGGGCCAGGTTGTCGAGGGTTTGTTCGATTTCGTCGAGGTTGGCGTCGTCGAGGTCGGCGATGATCTGAGTCTTTTGTTCCTCGGGAATGTCGTCCAGTTTGAGGATGTATTCGGCGGCGGCGAGACGAGCTGAGTCCAGGGCGCTTTCGGATGCGCGTAACGCTTCCGGGGTGCGTTCCATGAATGCCTCGAGGGCGAGTTGTCCGGCGCGTTGAATGTCGTCTTGAAGATTGCGCCACGCCTGCCGTTCGTCGACCTCGCCTTTGAGTTCGGCAAGAACCTCGTCAAGGGCGCTGAACTGGTCGGTCAGTTTCAACGCTTCGTACCGAAGCCGATACATCTGCTGTTGCTGTTCCCAGAACGACATGGTGACTTCGTTGACCGACTGGTCAAGGTTGGATGCGCCGCCAGTCATGCCGTCCTGAAGCATTTTTACGTTGCCGGTCATAGCGCCGAAACCGACCTTCCATGCTCGAGACAGCCACCCGGCCTTTTCGGCCAGCGGCGCGATCGAGTTGATCAGGTCGGTCATCATCGGCACGAGTTCGGTGCCGATCGCGATCGCCACGCTTTCGAACGCGTCTTTCAGTCGGTCTTGGGCTTCGCGGAAATCTTTGGCTTTCTGAATTTCGGCTTCGTCGATCAGTTTGGCTTCGCCGACCGACGCGAGGGCTTCGCGGAGACTGCCAGCACCCATTTCGACGAGTTCGGACACTTCCGACCAGGATTTGCCGAGCAGTTTGGTGGCGGCGGCGGCTCGAGCGGCCGGGTCTTTCATCCGGCCGAGCGCGTCCAGGGTACGAATGAAGGTTTCGTTGGCGTCGATCGTGCCGTCGTTGGTGCGGGCGATTTCGATGCCAAGTTCGGCGAAGTCGTCGCGGCTGGTCGACAACGCCCGGTTCATTTTGTTGATCGCGCCTTCAACGGCCGTTGTCTCGATGCCGAGGTCACCCGCTACTTCAATCCAACGGGACGATTCTTGGGCGGCGACGCGGGTTACGTTGCTGAACTTGTCGACCTGTAGCGCGAGGTCTTGGAAGTCCTTCACTGCTTTGACGGCGAAGGTGGCCAGGGCGGTGCCAGCGGTCGCGGCGAGCATTCCGGCGTTGGCTCTCATGTAGTCGGTAGCGGCGCCGAAACCGGCCTTCATTTTTCCCATCGCACCATCGGCTTCGTTCACTTTGGTGCGGAAGTTGTTGAAGGCGTTTTGTGCTGATTGGAGGCCTTTGGAATCAAACTCGGAAATGATGGGAATGTTGATTGCCACGTCAGTACCTCCTGGACAGTTGGCGATTCATGACCTTTTCGACGCGGTCAATGACGGGTTCAAGTTCGGTGACGACGGCTTCAATTTGGCCGTCGAGGTCGCGCCACATGAATCGGGACGCCGGTCCGAGACGGCTGGATAATGCTCGAGCGAAGTTCGGTCGTTGGTATTGGGGCCCGCGACGAGAATTGTTGCCGCCTGCTTTTCCTGCCATGTCGACGATCGCGGTTGGGGCGTCTTTGGTGCCGACGCGAATGACGCTGACGATGTCCCGGAATGGCCGTCCGGGTCGGTAGCGCGGTTTACGGGTGTCGGTTTTGACTACGACGGGTTTACGGTTGTTCCAGCCAGTGCGGCCTTGGTGGTCCATGCCGGACAGCGGTGCGGACGCCGGGATGCGTTCGTTGATGGTGTCGGCGACGGGTTTGACGATGCGGCGAATGTCGCGGCCGATTTCACGTCGGAGAGCCGGGTCAAGTTTGTTGAGATCACGAAGTGTCTCTTTGAGGCCGACTACTTGGATGCTCATGGTCTTTCCTGGTTCGACTCAACCAGCAATCGGACCATCTCGTCAACGATTATCGGCGGTGTCTCGAGCAGGTCGATGGGGCTGATGCCGGTTCGTATGGCGAGTTGAGCGATCAGGTTGACGTGGTATCCGGCGGCGCCTTTCGTTCTTTTGGGATGAATTCGACGTCCGTTATGGTGTCGATGAACTGGGGCCACACTTTGACGGTCACCTTGTCTTTCCTCAAAGCCTCGTACGCCAGGTAGGCAAGTTGTTTGAATTTGGGGTCTTTAAGGAAGGTTCCGACGCTGACGCCTGGGTGATGGTCTTCCCAGGCGCAAGCGACGGCGTAGGTGATCGGGGCCGTATGTTCGGCTCCGTCGGTCATGGTGACCTTGAGGTCCATTCCAATCATGTCGGGCTCCTGATTGGTTTAGGGGTTGGTGATGTCGCGCGCGAAGGTGCCGCCGGTGAAGGTGACGTTGACCATCGACAACTCGCCGACGGTGGACGCGATCGGCGTGAAGTTGGCCAAGAACGCCCCGGTGATCGTGTATTCGGGGTTCGTGGCTGATTCGGTCGGGCCGGACGGCGAGATCACGATGGTGACGGCGTCGTCGCCGACCACGTCCCACAATGTCGCCTCAACTTCGGAACTGCCATACGAGTTGAACATGGTGAGCGTGACTTCGACGGACTGAAGGCCCTTCGTGTATTTGCGGCCGCTGTCGCCCATCGCGGTCGTCTCGAGCTGGTCGAAGCCGGTGGTCAGGGTCACTGACTGGCATTGGTCGGACACATCGACGGCGCCGATCATGACGGTCGCGTTGGATAGGAAGGTGGTGGTGGCCATTTTTCTGCTTTCTTAGTTGCGCCTGGAGGCGATTCGGACGGTGAGGTCGTAAGCGGGAAGTTCTTGGCTTCCGATTACGGCGAGGGATGGTTGCCCACTCACGACGGCTAAGCCTTGATCGGCCATAAGCGTGTCGATCGTGGTGAGCAGGTAGTCGGCGACGTCTTGGTTGCCGGGTGGGGCTCCCAAAACGCGAAGGGTGAACGTGAGGTCGCCCACGTTGTAGGTGAACGACGTGAACACCGGGAGCTCGATAAAGACGGTGAGCGGTCGGGCGTTGCGTGGGTCGGTGACGGGTTTGAGGCCGAGGTTGGTGACGCGGGTGACGATTGCGTCGCGCGCTTCGGCGAAGATTCCAGTAGCGGGCATTTCACGCCACCTGGCTCCTGTTGATGCCAAGCAACTGGTGGATGCGGCCCATGTTCATGCCGGACCCGGCCGGAACCATTGACTCGAACGTTTGGAACGAGTCGATTGAGCCGCGTTCGCGGTACAGCGCGGCGGCGTACAGCGTGGTGCCGAGCGTGACGTCGCCCGACGGGCTGGTGGTGGCCGAGTCGCTGTAACCGGCCTCGACGCGTCGACGGAACGCCCACGCGTTCGCGGCGGCGACACATTGGCCAATGAACGTCGTGTCGTTCGCGGTGGCGGCCGCGATACCCAAGAAGTCGGTGACGAGTGTGCTGGTGGTCCAGGTACAGGTGATCGACCAAGTGAGGGTGCCGAACGGGTCGGCTGAATCGCGGTCGACGGCGTCGCCAGCATCGAGGTAGGCCAACTGGTTCGGGATGACGACATCGGTGTTGTACGTCATGTCGCCCTGATACGAAAGGCCGGTGTAAAGGAACTGGGGGACGGCTACGACGACAAAGGTGCCGTCCATGCCGTTCCCCAATCCCGACACCGTTACAGACTGCCCGACTGCGATGTCTGTCTCGGTGAGGGTCTGAATCACGACGACGTCGTCCAACCTCATGCGATGGGTGATGGAAAACGTCGCCATGATTCGTGACTCTCCGTTTGATTAGGCGCGGGTGACGAACATCTCGCTGTCGATCATGAGCGTGGCGAAGTAGCCGCGGAACGCGATCGTGCGAGCGAGCAGGCTCGGGTTTTCGATGGACACGACGCCCTTCTGCTGTTCCCAGCATTCGAAGCCAGCCGAGTTGCCGACCCAAACTTCCTTGCTGGTCAACGGGTCGAAGTTGCGGTCAACGACGACCTGGAGGCCGAAGGCGTTGCCGTTGAACGAGGCCGCGTCCTGCTGGCCGAACGCGTTCATCGCTCCGGCGTTGGGGAACAAGGGACGGCCGGTGCTGTCGGTCAGGGCGCCCAACTTCTTCCAGTAGTCGGTGCCGACCATCAACACGTTCGGCAGGTTGCCGTCGGAGTTGGTGAGAATCTTGGCGGCCGCGTTGTAGACGAACGCGACCCAGTCGGCCGGGTCGGTGTCGTCGGTCAACACTTCGGTCTGCGTGACGCCTGCGACGAACTGCGTACAGGCCTCGACGTCGGTCTGGTTGGCGTAGATGCGCGCCATGTCGTCAACGAGGGCGCCGAGCACTTCGGGGCTTGACCAGTCGATCGACGCTTCGGCCAGCTCGACGTAGCCGCCGAAAATCTTCTTGGTGACCTGCTCATCGGACACGACGAACGTGCCGGACTGAATCGTGGTGCCCTGGGTGACCGAAGCGATCGACGTGTGGGTCGTGACCTTCGGGCGGATGAACACCTTGCCGCCCTGCGGCATGGCGCGAGTTCCGACGGCGTCGATCAACGGGCGAAGGCCGCGGAACGAGTTGAACACAGGGGCCACAACCGGGACGGGGAGCACACCGTCGAGGTCGCCGGTGGTGACGTCGGGTGCGGCCGCCTTGATGTTGGCGTTCATCTGTGCGAATTCGGAGCCGCCAGCGACGAACGCGGCGATGTACTCGCCGAGCGAAGGCAGCTTGAATGCGCGCTTGGGTTCCGCATAGAGCGGAACGGTGGGGATGATGGCCGGGGCCGAGGCCTCGACCGGGGTTGCTTCTAACATTGAGTCCTCCTCGGGCTCGATTGGTGTGGGTTCTTCGTCGGGCGTGTCGTCCTCGGGGCTCGAGGCGGCGACCTTTTCAATGCGGGCCTGCTCAAAAGCGGGTTCCGCGACGATCGACAATTCGGTCCAACGACCTTCCTCGACGATCATGGTTCCTTCGTTGTCGAAGGAGAATTTGGTGGGGATGACGCCAACGCTGACGGAGTCGTAGGCGCCCATGAGTAGCAACGCCATGGTGTCGTCGGCGTCGCGTGTCGTAGCGAGGCGCGCGGTAAACATCATCCCCTCGGACGTGTTGACGCGTTCGGTCACGAGACCGCGCACCTTCGCCGGGTCATGCGCTTCGAGTAGACGGGGCGGTCTGCCGTCCTCGGGCAAAGACCCAGGCATGAATTTGACTTTGGTTCCGAGGCTGTCGGTGGTGGCGAC